AGTAACATTTAAATTTGATTGTACTTCAACTGTGCCTGTACCATTAGTTGCAAAATCAATATTTGCATTTGTGTCTTTAGTCGAAATATAGTTATCAGTGATATAAAATTGTTCAGTTTCAAGATTTGATAATTGTATATGCTCGTCGGCATTTAAATATAAATTTCCGCTATCTACATTTATATTATTATTTGAAATTGTATAGTTAGCGATACTGGCTGTATCACTAATTAAATTTGTTGTTTGTGTTGTTTGAGATATTTGAACTTCGTTTGCCGGTGCTTCAATATCCACACCAATACGTCCATTAACAACATCAACCTTTAAAAGAGTTGTGTCACTATTAGTGTTTTTAAAACTTACATTGGCTTGTGTTCCGTTGGCAATACCTTGTCTTAACAAGTTTGCTTCTAATAACGGACCGGATATTCTACCTACTTGTGCCACTCAATATTCTCCTTGACACAGTATTTATTAGAATTACTTATCGAAGTTATGTAGGACTGTTACTGGTTTGCCGGCATCTACAGGAGATGCAAATTCAATATACCAACCTGCTGGTTTACCTGCTGGATTTTGAATTAGGTCATAGTTTGTAATTGGTAGTTGATAAACATTTTCAACAAATACTAAAATGTTTTGTGCAGCAGTTGGAATAGGATAAAACTGATCACCACTGTTTAAAATACCAAACAGAGTTTCACTTGCATCACCGTTGCCTAAATTTTGTATTGTAATAGGTGCGTTACTTGACGGTGCAGTATTTCTTACTCCGTCCCAGGCTCCGGCTTCGTAAACTTCAAATCTATTATAATCTGTATTATAACGCATATGACCATTTTCAGGAAACTGTGGACGATCTGCTGTGTTCCCTTTAGGAACTAATACAGAATTTTTACTATCAAGTACAACTTCTTTATCTATAGGAGTAACGTGAACGCCACGACCTATTCCAGAACTTTGTGTGTTTGTAGTTTGTCGTCTTATATATCTCATTAGATTGCCATATAACTTACTGTTGCTGTAATATTAGTTGGAGACGTACTTGATGCATTAATAACATCACCGGGTGATAAAATAATCTTTTCGTCATTAAAACTAAAAGTTTCTCCTGCCGGAATTGGTATATTATTTAATACTAAATTTTCCGGACCTGTTGCTGCTCCACTAGCACAGAAGTGTACTTCTAAATATGTATCACCTCCGTCTGTATAAATTTCGTCTTGCGGATTAGTAACAGTATTACAAAACAGCATAGCTGTTACAGCCCAACCGTTTGGAGCACTACCGTCAGTTGGTACTGTTAATATTGCTGTTGTTCCGCCGCCTACTTGTGTGCATTCTATTGCCATTTCATTTCCTCTTAAAAAATAAAGCCGTATAGTATAGCTTTGTTTCTGCTTACTAGCTCGTCTTGTGTTGTATCACTATTTACAAAATATAGTGCTGTACCCCCAGCTTCTTCGGTTTTAACATAAAGTTTAAGACCGTCTGTCGGAGCATCGGGATTAGTAATATCAGCATCAACACCAAAGTTTGGAAGGCCTCCGCCAGCAGTACCGTCATCATCTGAATAAGGTCCTTTGGTAATATGTAATACATCTTCAAACTTGACACTACCAGTACCAGCTGCACTTAATATTAAATCAGTATTACTTGATGTAGTTTCAATTTTAGTATCTTGTATTCTAATGTGTTGTAATTCTGTTCTATCATTGAAGAAAAATGCAGCAGGGTTTCCGTCAATAGTAAATTCAATAGCACTAACTGCATCGCCGCCATCTAAATCGTGTACAGCAACAAAAGAATCATCTTTTTCAATTTTTGACTGGAATTTACCAACAAAGAATCCATCAACAAAGTCTGATATACCTTGTGCATTAACTAATGCATCTTCATATCCTGATTTAATAATAGGATTAGCAGTAAAATCAACAAGAGATCCATTATACTCAAATATTTGCTTTTCGTAATCTGTAGTTCCTGCTACATCGACAACACCAGTACCTTGATTAATTAATTTTAAATCAGCGCCGCCAGTGTCAATACTAGTAGTTCTAATACCAACAATATTTCCGTTTTGTGCATTACCAATTCTACCTACAAAAGCTCCTGCTCCTGCAGATTCTGTAACTATGCCTTCATCAAATATCCAAAAAGCGTCAGAACCGCCTCTGTCAATTTGAATTCCTGCAACATCGCCAGTAATTTGGCCACCGCTGTTATTGTCTTGGTTTACAGTGATAAACGGATCGTCAACACTTAGCTGAGTACTGTTTATAACTGTTTGTTCACCGTCAACTTGCAAGTCTCCGATAATTTTAACAGTTCCAGCTGATCCAGGATCAAGACGAATTTCACCGCCGTCGGTTACTGATATTTTATAATTTCCGTCTATATTAAGATACTTTGACATCTATATAATCCTAAGTAATACAAGACTTTGTGTTGAATCGTTATCAACTTCCCAGTTATGTTTTACATTTTTAAAATCTATCATTATATTGTTTATTATTTCTTTAATAAACAAAAAAGCATTTGTGTTTAAGCAGTAAGCCCAAATAGACATTTCGTTATCTAAAAGTTCTGTTGTTGGCTTTTCTACTAAAGTACAAACTCCTTTGTTACCTTTAATGTCTTCAACCTCAAATGTAGAATTAGAAAGTTGTGCTAAGACAGTACCGTTAGGTATTGCCTCAGCACTTCCAATCTTTACTGAAACTACTAAGTCTTTTAGATTTTTTAAAAAACTCCAAAAAACATTTAATGGTCGTTCCATTACTTTAGTCCTTATGCGTCTTCTGTGAAGTCGTCGTCATCTGTACCAGATAATGTGTTGTCATCACCAGCTTCTTCAACTTGTGCTGCGCCATCTGCTAAGTCAGCTACAAAGTTCCAAGGAACACTTTTGCCGTCATACAAGTTAGTACCTGTTGCACTTGGTGCTGACAAAGTAACTTTACGTCCAGCAATTTTACTTACAGTGTAAGTTTCGCCGTCGTCCATTTTGAATGAAATAGCCATTTCACCTGCCGCTAATGCTGCTGGTAATTTACCAGTTGTTAGTGTACAAGTAAATTCACCTGCTGTTTCAATTTCTTCACAGACAAATTTCTTTGATCCTACTTGCTTTACGATATAACCTTCTTTGACTGCTGTGTCATTATGAAAGTTTACTTTGATTTCGTTACCTGCCGCTGTTGGCGGTCCAAATAATCTTTTGTTTAGTGGTCTTCCCATTTTTTTTCTCCTATAAAAAGTAGTCCTATGCCCGTTCTATGGGCTACGCTGCGGGTTAAACAGCATAAGTCCGCCTTGCGGCACACTATTTGACATATGTATTTATCAAAGAAAGTTAGATACGAAAGAGTTTTTGTTTATCTAAATGAACGGACATCCGTGTCCTAATTAAATTATACTTTTACGGTTTTAACATACTTGACACCGCGATATATAAAGGTTAGTTCTTTAGTCATCGTATTTCTCCTATATTAACAGATATATACGATTCTTTTCACGCAGAACCTATGCGAGTCTCTAAAGCGGACTATACTAATTTTATTTAGTCAAAAAAATAGGCCCTCGAAAGGACCTATTTTAATGCGTTATCTAAGTAACTATATTAGCTAAAGCTAACATTGCTGATTCCTACTTTATTCAAGTAGTCACCGGCGTTACCAAGAGATGATGCAGTGTTGTTTAACTCGACATATCCGTAACGTGTCATAAATGATACAACTGGTTCGAATGAATCTGGGTCTAATACAACGCCTGAGCTCATTAGCGGGATATATGGGCAATAGAACGCTGCTGCGTCTGATTCACTTGAACCCTTATAACCAACTAGTACAGCTGAATCATCTGCTGCGTATGTGTTTACATAGATCTTCATAGCGTTGTTAAGAGTACCAACAAACTTAGTGTTTGTAGGAGCTTCAAAAGAACCCTCTGTTGTTCTAGCAAACGCAGAAGTAGTAGCAGATTGTAGGATAGTTAATGCCTGTGGAGACACAACTGCCCAGTTACCTGCGCCACGTCTTGTACGCTGTGCGATTTCATTTGATGCACGATTGATCATAACAGCTAGTGCTGCGTGTTCGTCGCCTACAAATGTTGCTGTACCGCTTACTGCTGCTTGATTGTAAGTATCTGATGTTGGTGCTAATGCACTTAACGATGCTAATACTTCCTGATCAATTTCAGCTGTAATTTCTTGAGCTAAAGCAGCCATAATTTCTGCTTCAACGTCAATGCCGTGCTGTGACTGAGCGTCTTGAGCAGACTCAAAAGTCCAACGAGCTGATAGCTTTCTGGATTTTGCTTCTACTGTTTGCTTCAAGATCTGAATGCTTAGTCTGTTACCAGCTGAGCCTTCTAATGCACTTGTTGCTGCTGCTTTGTCATCTAAAGCACCGGAATAGGCTTCAGCAATTTTAAATGGGCTAAGAGCCTCATCGCCTGCTGCTGTGTCTGTTCCGCTTGTTGAGTTAACTGCGTCTGCATATCTAACTCTTAATGTGTGGATTTGACCCACTGGTCCTGTCATAGGTTGTACACCTACCAATTCGTTAGCAATAACGGTTGGCATTACACGTCTAATGACTGGTAAAATAACACGGTTAAGTGTTGCTACGTTACCTGCAGAAGTAGCACCAGCTGTTGCAGCTTCAGACAAATACTTACGAGTATTTTCTAAAGTAGCTTCCATAACAGATTTCTTATTTCCTGTTAATCCTTCAACTAGGGCACCTTTGGTCTCCTGCCAGCGACTTTCTAGTAGTTCTGACATAATTATCTCCTTAATTTAATCCAGCTAGACGTTTAAAATCAACCAAGTTGTTTTTCTCGTCTGCTTGTCTACTAACGTTAGTTTGTGAATGGTCTTCACGGTTGCCTGTTACTTCTCTTGCCTCTGATAATATTGCCTTTTTGGCTGGAGTGTTACCGTCTATAACTGCCGGTAGGTACTTGTCAAACGACTTACGTAAGTTTGCCGTTTGGACAGATTCCAGTAAATCTATCATAATCTCTTTCTGATCCGAGTTTAACGGGCCAGTCAGTTCGTTCATAACATCTTTGCGTGTTGCTGCTTCAATCAAACGCTTCTTCTCAGTTGCCTGAGCTTCTGCTAATGTTTTAGCTTTTGATGCAAACGCTTTTGCTTCTTTAAGTTGCTGATCTTTAGCATCAAGAACTTTCATTAGCTTTGCTGTTTCTGAATTTTCATTTAGGTAGCTTCCTGCATATTCTGAAGCAAAAGCTTCAAACAGTTTGCGACCGAAATCGTTTCGACGTGCTTCTTCAATATCTTCTTTAAGTTGTCCAATTTCTCCTTTAAGAGCTTTGTCAACTGTTTCTGATACTGCTTTAGCACTCCTTTCGATAAAGCTAGTTTTAACTTTAGCGAAGTGTGTCTTAGCTTCACGTACTAAACGTACTTTTGTTTCTGCTAAGTCTTTCTTGTCTTCGTGGAACTCTGCAAGTTCTTTTGCAAGTGCTTCGACAACAAATTCTTCAAGTTTTCCAAAATTTTCAGCCATTGCTTTTTGATCTTCGTGTAGCTCATTAACTTCTTTAGTTAATGTCTCCATAACAAATCCTTTAAGTAGATTAGCGTTTTCACGCTGTGCTACTGCATATTTTGCACGGGCTTCTGCTAATGATTTGCGATCTTCTGCAAATTCAGCAATTTCTTCTGCTAAACGCTCAGATACAAGTGTATCAATGGCTTCAACCATTGTTGACTTGTCTTGCTCATATTTTTGAGCAAATTCTTCACGTAATTCAGCAGTTACTTGATGGCGATTCTCTTTGAGTTTCGCGTCCCAAGCTTCTTGAATTTCGTTGCGCACTTCTTCTGAAACTACATCGTTTTCAAAAAGTGTTTTTAGTGCATCCAACATAATATTTGTCTCCTCGTTATTGGAGTTTACTGATTATATTAATCAGCGAATCCTTTAGATACTTTTGTGCCTTTGGGTCTTGTTTTGTTGCCTGTGCTAATTCGTATGCCTGCATTCCGCCACGTGCATTCATTAAATGTTCGTATATTGGCGTTGGGTAGGCTCCAGGAGCACTTGGTTGTGCTACTACATCTACCGTTATAATTTCAAATTCAGAAACTTCACCGTTTCCGTCTTCACTTACATTACCACTACCACGTGACGAGACACCTAGTTTTACGCCTGCTTCAAGCATCGTTTGTACTAGGTTCCCCATCGGTGTTGGTAGAATTTTTAATTTACCATAACCGTTTGGTCCATCCATCCACATATCTGTGACCATATGGCACACACGGTCTAAGTTTATATTAAGTCCTTCAGGATGATCAACTTCACCGAGAACACTATATCCTCCTGCTATCTGATCATTGAGAGTTTTGACAGCCCTACCTATTTCGTTTACAGGATATACACGTTGGTTTGCATTACGCACTCCGCCTTGTATGCAGATTCCTTTCATATAAAGGTCTTTGCCGCCCTTAGCGTTTTCGGTAGACTCAACAACCATATTTGCTTGGTCGAATGTCAAATGCTCTCGTAAAAGATTGTTCATCTATTAGTCCCTAATATTATTTGCCGACTGTTGATTTTTTATTGTCAGCAGCTTCGCCTGCGCCTTTTTTCTCAGCGCCGTGGCCTTTTGGTTGTGCTTTCATAGACTTAGATGCTTTACCACCTGGAACATTTACGTTACCAGCTGTTTCATCTTTTGCAGAATCTGCTGTACGTCCACCTTCTTCACTACCTTGTACTAAGTTACCGGCTTCTCCGCCCATATCGTTAGCACTTGCTACAGTTGACTTAGTGTTTGCACCGTTGTCGCCCATAGTTGCAGTTACTTTTTCAACATACTCACGCATTTCTTCGTTAGCAGTTTTAGGTGTTCTTGATTCGTCAACTTCTTCTTCAGTAGTTTCATCTACTTCTTCGTCAGTTGCTTCTTCAACAGCTTCGTCTGTGTCTTCTTCAGCTTCGCCAAAGTTAAATGACTCTTCTTCTGAATCGTCATCTTCATCACCAGCATCCATATCGTCTCCAGCTTCGTCATCTCCGCCTTCGTCGCCAGCCATCATTTTTTCAAATTCAGCTTTTAGATCATCTAGTGCATCTTCTAGGTCTTCAACACGATCTTCAACATCGCCTTCTTCACCTTCTTCTTCGTCACCTTCTTCGTCGCCGTCCATCGCATCTTCGATGTCACCCATCATATCGTCTGCTGGATCGCCGCCCATTTCTGGTTCAGCTTCGACTTCAAATTCATCAAGGTCAAAATTCTCGTCAACTTCTTCGTCATTGCTTGACTCGTCAACTTCTTCGTCAGTAGCTTCGTCAACTTCTTCGTCAGTAGCTTCATCTACTTCTTCGTCAGTTGCTTCGTCGACTTCTTCGTCGGCTACTTCTTCTAAATCGTTTTCTAATAATGATTCGTAGATATCTCTTGATTTTTCTACGACAATCTCGTGAAATAGCTCTTCAGCGCCGCTCTTATCTTCGTTGATAAGACGCTCAAGCATTTCTTCAAATTTATTTTGATCTGCCATTGTATTTCTCCTATAAAAAGTTTACCTATGGTAAGGCTGTCATTTGTATTTACTATTTATACGAAAA